CGGCGAAGATTGGTGGACGGGCGAGGGCGTGACGGTAAATCGCGTCGACGCCGCGCTGCGGAAGATCGGTCAGGATCAGCCAGTCGAGGTCCACATCAACTCGCCCGGCGGCGACGTCTTCGAAGGCATCGCCATCTTCAACCGCCTGCGGGAGCACGGCGGCAAGATCACGGTCAAAATCATGGGGCTTGCCGCCTCCGCCGCGTCCGTGATCGCTATGGCCGGTGATGAAATCCTGATCGGCGCATCATCGTTCCTGATGATCCACGACTGCTGGGTCGTCGCCATCGGCAATCGCCACGACATGGCAGAGACCGCCGCTTTCCTCGCGCCCTTCGACGCTGCCTTGGCTGATGTCTACGCCAAGCGGTCAGGCCAGAAGGTTAGCGACTGCGCCGCATGGATGGACGCCGAGCGCTGGATCAACGGATCCGAAGCCATTTCGCTCGGCTTCGCCGATGGCCTGCTGGAAGCAGACGTCATCACCGAGGACGAAGATCGGACCGATCAGGCGCGCGCCACGAACGCGCTGCGCCAAGCTGAACACGGCCTGATGGCCGCCGGCAGTAGCCGCACGCAAGCGCGCGAACTGCTCGGAAAGATCAAGGGCAAGCCTGACGCTGCCCCTGAGCCTGCCAAGCCGGACGCTGGCGACTTCGACTGGGCCGCCGCTTCGGCGGGCCTCTTCAAAAACTGACGCCTTAGGAGGGCGCTATGAAGACCACCACCCTCCGCCAGTCTCTGGCGGGATCCACCATGCTGGCCGTTGCCCTGGCGCAACCGCGCCCGCGCGCTGTCCAGGGGGCAGTTCAGGGGCGCGGCGAACCCGCCGAAATCCTGGCTCAGCTGCAGAAAGACTTCGCCGACTTCAAGGCCGAGAATGACCTCGCCCTGAAGGGCAAGGCCGACGTCGTCACGACCGAGAAGCTCAGCAAGATCGACGCCTCAGTTCAGGAACTGCAGGATGCGATCGACGAGGTGAACACAACGGTCGCCGCCCTGCGCCTGAACGGCAAGGACGAGGGCGTCATCGGCGACATGAAGGCCGACCCGGACTATCTGAAGGCCTTCAAGGCGCACATGCGCAAGGGCGATCAGGCTGGCGGCGAGGTCCAAGCCGCCATGACTAAGGGCACCGCCGAAGACGGCGGCTACCTGGCTCCGGTCGAGTGGGATCGCACCATCACCGGCAAGCTGAAGCAGGTCTCTCCGATCCGCGAGCACGCCCGCGTGGTTCGCATTTCGACGGCCGGCTTCAAGAAGCTGTTCAACGACCGCGACATCGGCTCGGGCTGGGTCGGTGAAACGGCCGCTCGCCCGGCCACCGGCACGCCGAAGCTGGGCCAACTGGATTTCCCGCTCGGCGAAATCTACGCGAACCCGGCGATCTCCCAGCAGATGCTGGACGACGCCGCGATCGATCTGGAGGCCTGGCTGGCCGACGAAGTCGATACCGAGTTCGCCCGTCAGGAGGGCATCGCCTTCCTGTCCGGTGACGGCACGAACAAGCCGCATGGTCTGCTGACCTATGTGACCGGCGGTGCCAATGCCGCGCGTCACCCGTTCGGCGCGATCGAGGTCGTCAACTCGGGGGAAGCGGCGGCCGTGTCGGGTGACAGCTTCCTGGACCTGTTCGGCGCCCTGCCGGAAGAGTTCCTGGGTAACGCCAAGCTGTTCACAAGCCGCCAGTCGCAAACGGCCATGCGCAAGCTGAAGGATGGACAGGGCAACTACCTGTGGCAGCCCTCCTTCGCACTGGGTCAGCCGGCCACCGTCGCGGGTGAAGCCATCGTGACCATTCCGGGAATGCCGGCCATCGCGGCGAACGCCATCGCCGCGCTCTACGGGGACATGGACGAGACCTATCTGGTCGTCGACCGCGTCGGCATCCGCGTGCTGCGCGACCCCTTCACCAACAAGCCCTTCGTCCACTTCTACACCACGAAGCGGGTCGGCGGCGGGGTCAAGAACCCCGAGGCCATGAAGGCGCTGAAGGTCTCCGCCTAATCAGACTGACGGGCCGGGGGAGACCTCGGCCCGGCTTTCCCGGTGGGGCGGCTGTCGCCCCTCCCGGCAAGCCGGGGCACACCGAAAGGAGCCGCTATGACCACCACGAAGAAGACCGCAAGCGCGTCCGACACCACGAACACGACGCCCGCCACGGAGTTCGATCCGTCGGGTGCGCCGCACCAAACCGCGAACGTCGACCCCTCGCACCCGGCGCTGGATGCCAATCCGCGCGAGGACACGTCGGCCGATCAAAACCGGATCGATTTGAACGATCCGACCCTCTCGGAGGAAGAAGCCGTTGCCAAGAACCTGGCGGCTCAGACCTCGGGCGAAGGTTCGAAGGGCTGATCATGGGCGTCCTCGTCACCGTCACGCCGCCTGAGCCTGAGGCCTTGGTCAGCCTGGTCGAAGCCAAGGCCCATCTCCGCGTGGTGGACGGTGACGAGGACAACCTCATCCTTGGCTACATCGCCTCGGCGAGCGCATGGATCGACGGTTATCAGGGCTGGGTGGGCCGGTGTTTCGCCCTGCAGGTTCTGGAGCTTCGGTCTCACGTTTTTTCGGGTATCAGCCGCCTGCCGATTGGTCCGGTCGCTGAGATCGAGAGCCTGAAATATATCGACCTAGCGGGGGTGGAGCAGACCGTCGACCCCGCCCTCTACACCTATTTCGCCGACCGGTTGGACTTGGCGCCCGGAGCGCGATGGCCGCAGCTTCGCGGCGATGCTGGCGGCGTCCGGCTCCGGTTCGAGGCAGGCTCCGAGATTATCCCGCCACCGGTGAAGCAGGCCGTCCTGCTGCTGGTGGGGCAATGGTACCGGAACCGCATGGCCATCAGCGATGGTAGCGGCGCCAGCGAAATGCCGAACAGCGTGAAAGCGCTGCTCGCCCCCTACCGCAACATCCGTGTTTAGGAAGACCCATGGATCCCGGAGAGTTTGACCGTCTCGTCACCTTCTATCGTGACCAGGTGACAGGACGCACCAACAAGGGTGGTCCGATCACAGCCGAGGTGGAATACGCCAAAGCCTGGGCGAAGAAGACCGACTTACGGGATGCCGAGCGTATCGAGGCGCAACAGGTCGGCGCCACCATCACCACGCGTTTCCAGACGTACTGGTCGCAGAAGCTGTCGGCGGTCGATCCGACCTTCCGGCTGCGTCTGGCGGGTCGGACTTACGAGATCACCGGGGTGAAGGAGATCGGGACCCGGGAACTTCTCGAGTTCACAGCCACCGCGCAGGCCGACAAACCCACGGAGTGAAAATGAAGACCTACACCTTCGGCAAGGACTGGCCCGTTCGGCTGAATGAGCGTCAGGACACCACTTATCTGGCTGGCGTGTCCTATCCGCTGGATGATGATATGGCGGCCCGCGCCCGCGCCGCCGGCGTGCTGGACGAACCTTCGGTCCCGTCCTCCGAGCAACCGAAGGCGAAGGCCAAGCGCGTGCCGTGAAGCGCACCCGGATAGACGGCCTGAAGGACGTCGAAAAGGCCCTCCGCCAGTTGCCCCGCGCGACTGGAAAGAACGTCCTTCGGCGTGTTGCTGTGAAGAACATGCAACCTGTGGCGCAGGCCATGCGTGAGAACGACACCGACGGCACGGATGACGACATCCTCGTCACCACCAAGCGGCCCAAGGGCGGCGGCCGCGAGCCGCGCAAGTCAACCGTCGAGGTGTTCGCCGGTCCCGTTCACAGCCGCAAGGGGCACCTGACGGAGTTCGGGACGGCGCCTCATACCATCCGAGCCCGCGCGACGAACAAGGGCGGCAAGATGGTCTTCTACGTCGACGGACGCATCGTGGCGTCGCCGATCGTTCACCACCCCGGTACGCCGCCCCGACCCTTTGTTCGCCCCGCCTGGGACGAAGAAGCGCCCGGGCTGCCGATGAGTGTCGGCGCAGATCTGTTCGCAGAGATCGAGAAGGCGACCGCCCGCCAGGCCCGCAAGCAGGCGCGAGCCGGCGGCAAGGACACGCGCGCCTCAAAGGGGTGATCATGAAGGAAGCCATCTACGCCCGTCTTTCGGGTGACCCGGCCCTGAACACGTTGGTCGGCGATCGCATCACGCCCGGCCGGCGAGACCAGGGCACCGGGCTGCCAGCCGTCGTCTATCATGTGATCAGCGCGCCCCGCCGGCGCACCCTGCGCGGTCGCACCGCCATGGTGCAAGGCCGCATCCAGATCGACTGCTGGGGCGCCACCGAGGATCAGGCTGATCTGACGGGGAAGGCGGTCAAGGCCGCACTGGAAGGCGCCCGCTTCACCCACAACGGCGACGTCGTCCGCGGCGTCTTCCTGATCGAAGAAAACGAGGACGCCGGCAGCGACGCCGAGGGCCGTCCTTTCCTTTCCCGCATGGACTTCCGGGTCCATTTCATCCCGGCCTGAGGAGGGCCCACGTCCATGACCGACTCTGCTGCAGACATCGGCTATCAGTCCCGCTTCAAGCTGGGCAATGGCGCCACGCCGACCGTCTATACCGCCATCGCCGAGGTGGTCAGCTTCACCCCGCCGAGCATCGTCTTCGGCGAGACCCAAACGACGCACCTGAACACGCCGGGCGCCATGCATACCTTCCGCCCGACGCTGGCGGACCCGGGCGAGGTGCCGGCGACGATCAACTATATCCCGGGCGGCACTGAGGACGCGGCCATCCGGGCGATGTTCGATCGCTCCATCCGGCCCTTCGAGATCGAGTATCCGAACGGCGCCCGTGTCCAGTTCAGGGGCTTCGCCCGGAACTTCGAGCCGTCCGAGGTCGAGCTGGAAAGCCTGCTCCAGGCCAACTTCACCATTCGGGTCTCGGGCAAACCGACCTACATCGCCGCGCCGCTAGCGACCGCGCCCGCAAACACGGCGGTACCGACGATCAGCGGCGTCGCCAAGGTCGGCTCGCCGTTGACGGCCACGACGGGCACGTGGACCGGCGGGCCGACGCCCTGGCTGCTGTATCAGTGGAAGTCGGGCGGCGCGAACGTGCCCGGCGCCACGGGCTCGGTCTATGTCCCCGTCGTCGGCGACATCGGCAACACCATCACGGTCGAGGTGCTTGGCTATAACCAGACGGGCACGGACATCGCCGAGTCGGTCGCAACGGCGGCGGTGGTGGCCTGATGACCAATCCCATCAAGGGCGAAGTCCGCCTGAAGGCTGGCGTCCAAAGCTATGTTCTGATCTTCGGCGCCAATGCGATGGTGGCGCTGGAAACGGCGCTAGACATGTCGCTGAGCCAGATCGTCAACCTGTTCAAGACGGACATCCGGATCGGCACCCTGCGCACCATGCTCTGGGCTGCCCTGCAGGATCGCCACCCGGAGGTGGATGAGCGTCAGGCTGGCCTCATCATGGATGAGGCTGGACTCGATCAGGTGGGCGAGAAGATCGGGGAGGCCTTCACCCTTGCCCTGCCGAAGGAGGATGCCAAAGGCGCCGCGCGCCCTCCGAAGCCGGGCAAGAGTGGGACTGGGAAGAGGTCCTAGACCTGTGGCTTCGTACGGGGCTGTCGAGTGACGCGTTCTGGCGCTCGACGCCCCGGACGATCCTCAGGGAGTTCGCCGCCCGGACGGACATAGCGCGGCGTGAGATGGAAGGTCGGGCGTGGCTGGCCTGGCACATCGGCGCCTTGAGCGGCACCAATCCGAAGAAGTTCCCGAAGGCGCCCTCGGCGCTGCTGCCCAGGTCCAAGGCGCAGGGCAACACGTCTTGGCGCGCCATGGATGCCGACGCGATGTCGTGGGTCGTCAACTCGGGCGGAGCGATCCTGCCCGGGTAGGGTCAGGGGAGTCGATAAACGAGCTCGGCACTATGGTCTTGGTCTGATAGGTCGCGGCACAGATCAGCCAGATCCTCGGGCCGATCATCAAAGTACACCACACTCGGTGTTCGTCCCGACCCCAGTACGCCGAACGTCTTCCACCCGGTGTAAGCCCCCATCTGGTTCTTGCCGTTCACCAAGCCACAAATCCGAAAGTGATCGGCTCGAACTTCGCGGAATCTGGCGCTCGGGTAATCGAATAGCTTTCCGTCCAACGCATCCCGCGCCGCCGAGAACTGTGCAGGCGTGGGCGCCGCGCCCGCCTGTCCTGAAGACGCTTGCCCAGTCAGAGCGAGCGTTGCGGCAACGATCATCAACATCAGTTTCATCCTCCCGAGCGGATCACCCTCGCTCAGGACGAGGTCGGCTGTCGAGTCCGAGGGGTCACCATGGCCAATGCTTCCACCATCGGCGCCCTGCGCGTCGTCCTCGGCATCGACAGCGCCGCCTTCGAAAGCGGCGCGACCAAGGCCCAGGTCCACCTGCAGAAGGTCGGCGCCAAGCTTCAGAGCATCGGCGACAAGATGCAGAAGGTCGGTCTGGCCATTCAGGCCTCCATCGTCGCCGCCGCGACTGCCGCAGGTTCGGCGGTGGTCGCCATGACCGACAAGATCGTGGAGTCGGCTGCCGAGGCCGAGACGGCCGGCGTCAGCTTCGAAGAGTTCCAGAAGCTGCGTTACGTCGCCGACAAGAACCTCGTCTCGGTTGAAGCCCTTACCGACGGGCTAAAGGAGATGCAGCTCCGTGCCGACGAGTTCGCCGTCACCGGCAAGGGCTCTGCGGCCGAGGCCTTCGCGCGCATCGGTTACAGCGCAGCGCAGGCCAAGGAGGCGTTGAAAGACCCCGCCGCGATGTTCGAGGAGATCATCGACCGCATCGGCAAGCTGGACAAGGCGGCCCAGATCCGTGTCGCGGACGAGATCTTCGGGGGCACCGGCGGCGAGCAGTTCGTCCGGATGCTGGACGGCGGGGCCGAGGGCATCCGACGCCTGAAAGCCGAGTTCGTCGCCAATGGCGGGGTCATCTCGCAAGAGAGCCTGGAACGCGCCAAGGCCTTCAAGTCGGCGATGAACGACATGCAGTCCGCCATCCAGCGGGTAGCGATCTCCCTTCTGGTCGACAGCGGCTTCACCGAATGGCTGACCGCCGCCGCGGCCCAGATCACCGCCTGGATACAGAAGATCAATCTGGCGGCCCCCGGTCTGGCCAAG